GTCCCCTATGCTGGATCAAAGTCCAGCCGAGCATAAAGTGCTCCCTACAGGTGGTGCACGGATCTCTGGCTTGAGACAACCCTCTCTCAAGATTCTGTCTATGAGAGGTGAGGAGTAGGCCTTGATTGCCGGAACTCCCCACATGTGCACTAGGGCATGTCGAATGTTGTCATTGGACAGCAAGTCACTGTACATGAATCGAAGTCTTGCATCAATTGAAGCATCCAAGTCACACAGTCTTGCCATGCTTATCTTGTACGTGCGGGATGCCAATTCGAACATGGCATCGCTAGTAGATGACTTACTCAACCAAACTTTCTCGCTCACAGCAGCGTGAACCCAATCCCTTTTCCAGCCTGGAACATCAGCCAAGGCTCCATAGGGACACAATGCACGCGTGCGCTCGAGAACAACATCACACACCCTTCCGACGACTGGGGCATTGCCAAAAACATACTTATAGCTCAATGCCTTAGCGCGGAGGAGGCTCTGCTTCGTCACCTCATTCGCTCTGGCATACTTCGGAGGCAATACACAGAAGTTAAGGAGAAATTTGAGCGGATCGGTAACCAAATTGTTCGTTCCCGGCTCACAGGTTATCCCACAAAAGGTACCAGCACCATAATTGGGAAACTCCTGCATGTCTAGGTATAGACCCATCTCCTTAATGACCTTCTTGTCAAACGGACGAGCAGGACATATGCCATCATCACCCTCAACCAGCCCAACGAACCCACTCAAAGCGAGCTCAGCCAGTTGAGCACCTGGCAACTCAGGATGCAAACACTGAGTAGACAGATAAGACATGATGCATAGATTGAGCACCCCGTTGGCGCTGCTCGTCCACAAGGCTCCAGACATCAGCTTCTCTAAGACTTCACATCTGATATCGTCAAAGAGGATGCGATTTGTGCCAACAAACATACTTGAGATCAGCTCCTTAATACTGCGTGGCACCTGTGACCCCCGCAGCATATGGAGCATCCAGTGACGCGTAATCTCAGCATAAGGGCCTTCGGCATGTGACTCAAACGACGAAAAATCTGTGATGACCACTGGGTCAAGACCAAAAGTGTCAAACATGCGCTGAGACCAATTCTTCGGATTGGTGCCCTTGACAAACCACCTGCTTCTAAAAGTGGCTTTGTCTACAGCTCGGATTATAGGCCCCAAGAGGACCTTCGATTCATCACTGTACGAATTGATGGCACGGGCTACTTTCGCAGAAACATAGCCCTCCCACTTGATAAACGACTTACACGACCGGTCTTTGCGGGTGCCAATTTCATGGAGAGACTCGCGCACACCGCGAAGATGCTTCTTGCGAGCTTCCCCATAAGACGACGCTTCCAACCATTCTTCAAAAGTGCCAACGTCACTTGGCTCTATTGGCTGGAAGGCTCGTTCAATGAACGCCTTGGCGTACTCCGTAAAATGTCTTAAGCGGGCTGGGTCTCTTTCCCTCGACTTACGCCCGAATCGATGCAGGCATGCGGCTATTTTGTTGCGCTGAGAACATGGGTCTGGTATAAAAGGCGCTAGCATGTTCATTTGGTAACGAGCGTCAACAAACTGGATCGAGGAAAAGGCCCCTACCTGAGTGGGCACGAAAGAGGGTTTTCGAGGACGATAGACGACAATGCGCAGTGTATCAGCATGCGCATTAATCGGCACATCGTACTCACCCTCCTCGTACCCACTCAGGCTCAGTGCGAGACCGCCGCCTTCAGCTTGGCCAGTTCTGAAGGCGGCACCCAGTTTATCGGCTCATCACACAAAAAGCCGTACTGGGAGTAGTAGCGCGATCGGATCAGCTTCTCAAGCGGCGCAACATCGTTGCGCAATCTCATATCGCGATCGTGCATAGGCATGCGGTCATAGGCCAACTTCGTCAAATCATATGCCTTATCTCCAACACTCGTCGCATTGACAAAACAGGAATTCAGCGCTTGCGCATCATAGTCCACACAACCTTCTTGCTTCGTCCTGGGCAATCTAACGGCGCACATGGAGTAAAATTCAGCAACGGCTGAGTGTCTTCTCGACAGAGCTTCTGTTGACCTGTACTGGGTGGCTCGATGACCACTCGACTCCTGGCACTCGCCGAAATGTGTTTCCTCATGCCAATGGAATTCAGCGCCTAACCAGCAAACGACGAGGAAGAAACATTCACGACGATCCCATCCCAATCTCGCGGCCACAGCTGAGGCGAGATCAGCTACAGAAAGCTCCTGGCGATTCGATCCCCGCCACCAATTGATAGCACTGACTCCAACATTGGCTACCGTGAGCCCTGCAATCGTGGCGACGAAGAGACTCATCTGCGCGCGGTTGAACAGCGCTCGCACCTCTTGGCCAGCGTACTGGGTCTGCTTGTTCCATTGCTCGCGATATCTGGCCAAAAGCTGCTGTTGCTGGGCAGGTTCCTTGAGTCTGTCCACTGCTTCTTTCATGGCTTGTCTGCGCGCGTCCAAATATTCCTCCAGCAAACGGGTTTTCTCGAGGAAATAACTCTTCCCACGCTCATAGCTGCACCAGCCCCAATTGTAATTGACGACGCTCGAGTCTTGGCCGTCTTCAACAGCGGCTCTGAACTCAACAGGAGGCCGAACATAATGCTCGGCGTCATCAAATGGGCGGTCCTTGTTGGCCGATCGGTGATACACATCACAAACTATGCCCATGAAGTAATGCATCAGATCGTATGTCTTTGAGCAATGATCCAGGAACCTCTGCAGAGGTTCATTCGACATGAAGACGGACGCGAAGCCCGAATTGAGTCCATCCAAGAGCTCATGATGATGCGCAATGTGTGATCTGTGCATCTCCAACTCAAGCTCAATGGGATACATGGTGGCTTGCCTTTCCGTGCAGACCTCGTCATCAGGAACAATCTTCGGCTTCGCATTGGCAAAAACGTCACGCACAAATCTCTTCGCTGGCTCCCATGTCATGCACAATGGGTATTCGGGCAATACAAGGTCCCCACGACCCACGGCCCACTGGCAAATGTGGTCAGGAAACTCCCTAATGGGCAAAATCTTCCCACCCAAAGTCACATAGCCATAAGAGGTCTGCCTCTCCGTTTGGGCAGCACTTGATTTGCGCATGCATTTCTCAGACAGTCCCACTGAGGTTTGAGTGGTTGCATCACTGGCCTCGAGAGCCACAGCTTGAATGGCCGGATTCCGCACTTCCCGGGCAATTTCATTGACTTCCTCGAGCATGTCCCGCGCGGCGTCCAAAGCACCCGCAACCTCGTCTTGCGTCTTCACAATGCTCGTGTCAATGGCATGTGGTGCATTCTTGCGTCCCGGCCTACTTTGACCGCGGCCCCCTCGGCCTCGACCAGATACTTGCGCCCTCTGACGACCCCTCCCAGGACCAGGATTTTTCTCAACGCAGCCCCCTGCGGTGAGCGTCCCGCGACCCAAGCACACATGATCACATGTGCACACCTTGCCCTGTGCCAAAGCCCGTCCATACTTGCCTTCAGAGGCAGGGCCATATCCAACATACTCATGGCAGAGTTGGCACTGGCAAACAGGTTGCACTAACATCGCTTCAATCTTCACGCATGCTCTCGACCAATCGTCCTGGGCCTGTGGCGAATTCGGCGGAGCCTCTTCATGAGGATGCAACATTGTCTTAATACGGGCACACGCTTGACTCCATTCATCTTCTGTGGCCATCCTCGGAACAGGCGACGGTGGTATGTTGCTGTCGCTGGAGACATTCTTGGGTAGTTCAACCTTGAACGGGCGCATCTTCTTATACTTCGGCTCGTCAACCGGACCTGGGTCGAGCTCAACACAACCGCCACACGTCAGGTCACCACGGTAATGTGTGTTCTGCTTACCCCTGTCCTTATCTCTGATCTTCTGGGCTAGCCTTCTCATCGACTTCTTTCTTTTGAGACCTGGCATGGCGTCGAGCAATGCGATTTCAACTTCTTGATGGCTCAGCGGAAGCCCCAACCGCAATGCGATCTCAGCCCGCAACCCTTCAACTGATTTGGCGCGGCCGTGCAGATGCCTGCGAACAACGTCCCTGTCAGACTGCTGTCTTAGCTCCGACAAAAGCTTCTTCCTCTTATCCATGCGTACGTCCTGCATCATCTTGATGTCACGCATGCGAGCTTTCTCGCGTTTCGCAGCTTCTGCCCGGGGCAAAATCGTGTTCTCCGGAAGCAATTCATACTCCCTTGACATGATTTCTTTCAGCAAGCCTTCTTCCTCCATGACAGTACGTTTGGGCTTGCTCAAAATCTTGACAGTAGCTGCGCAAAGCTGGTGGGCGTCTGATGGCGACATAGGTCTTCTATCGGGGTAGTCGAGGTTGAATTGTTTCCTCAAGACATCCCATTTCTCGTAAAGCTCATCAGCATTCTTTGTTGCGCGCAGCATCATCGCCAGCGGGTCCTTGGCGTGCAGCAGTCGGTATGAACACTCTTCGTACAACGTCTGACCACTCGTCCTCAATAAAGCCTCCTGTCTGCGCTCGCGGTTGGCTAAACGAAGCGCGTACGGCCTGTCCTTCTCGTCCGCAATATACTGCAGTATCCCCATTGGCCTGAAGAAAAAGCCGTAGTCCACCAATGCGGAGTCTACAATCATACGGCTCAGACCATCAATCTCGAGCAGCTTGGCGCAAAGCTGCTCACGACCCACTCTCTCTTGACCACCACTCTCTGGTATGTTGTCAAAGGCTTTGACAAGTCTTGAGCAACATGGGATGGTTCGCAACATGTCCCATGGTTGCGCGGCGGTCACCTTGTGACTGGAGTCTTCCTTGGCTAAATGTTTTTCATTCATAGCCGGTGAATGTGTAATGCCCACTTAAGGGACTTGTTTGCCACGAGGCTTTGCCACACGTGTTGAGAGCCACGCATCTAGATGGGTGATTCATAGATGCGCGCGCGCCAAATGCCATTTGCAAGCGTTCCGGTTGAAACAGCGGCAATGATGTCAATCATGTTGGACGTCGTCGTACCCGATTTCGAAACATTCACAACGAACGACATACTGGCCTTGACCTTGCCTCCTTCTGCTTGTTCGAAATCGCTGTAGTCGGATATCACGACATTCGTCGGATCCGTGTGAGACTGGGCGTTCAAGGACAGGGTGATCCCGCCCGTCAACTCAGCCCAATGGATCACAACATAGTATCGTCCTGCTTGCGAAAAAAGCATCGAACTGGTGTTCTCTGGAAAACTGACAACCTGCTCTCCAGGTGTGTTGAGGTTGTCAAAGTAAGAAGTCGGATTGGGGAACATAGCATCAGGCTCGCAGCCTGAGTCTTGAGAGTCCGGAGGCGAACCCCATTTCGCGACTTGTGTCAATCCCCCAACAGTAAGCACCACGCGGGGTCTTACAAGCTTGACCTTGTAAGTGACATAGAGTTCACCAATGGTGTACGCGGACTGCATGCCCTGAGTGGCAATTTGGAATTTGCCAACATCATACAGCTGGATGCCAGCCTCATCGACTGTCTCGAGCATCGTCTCGGTACGGATGTAATTTCCTTCACGGGCCATCGAACCCGGCTTGCACTCAACCATGTGTACCAGATCAACACAGGGAGCGCCAGAGATTGAGAATTCATACGACTCAATCTGTTGTTTTGACACAAAATTTGCATCACGGGCATCGTAGTTCGTCGCCATCGATACGGTACCGAGCGCCGGCGTGTTCCCAGTGCCTACTGCACTTGAGGAAGATACGAACTCAAAAATCAATCCCAGGAACTCGTACTTTTCGTACTGTGCTGCCACCCCTGCCAACCATGGAAAAGTACCATGCAGACCTGGATTGAGGGGGAACGCTGTGACATTGAAATCTGTCGAACCTACAATATCACAGATGAACTCACGATGTTCTATGATGGAGTCGCCGTAAAAAGCGGGTTTCCTATGCCCACGACCGACGAGGGCCGTCCCCGGTGATCCAGCAATCGCATAATCACCACGGCCAGAAGCCTTACCAAGACTTCTCGTAACGTCTCCACCAATGTACGCGCCCAGGGCAGCACCGGGGACCCCTCCCCATGCGCCACCCGTGGCTGCTCCGGCCAGTGTGCCAAGAGCGCTTGCGAGGCCTCGAAAGATACCACGCTTCTTGTTCTTCCGCTTAGCAGGCGCCTGCTGAGGCGGTTTCTGCGGTGGCTTCTGAAAGGTTTTCCGCGGAAGACGGCGCGTTTGAAAATTCTGTCTTGAACGAACAGGAAAATGGATTTTGCCCCCCGGCGGGACTATATTATCCGGGATAAAGGTGTCGCCAAGGTACAGCACACCCAAGCTATTTACCACAGTCTTCTTAACCGTGGAGCGTCAGCCCTTTTGCCTACGGAACGCCATGCCACAAGGGCATGGAAAAGAGGTCCAC